CAACGACTTTTACAAGATTACCAAGTACCTCACTGCGGTCTTCATGATTATCATGTTCTTTTTTCTTTTCTTCAGTCATCTAACTTTCCTTTTTTGAGTAGCTTTTGAAGTTCAGCAGTTGACCCTACAAAAAGTGCGTTGGTAACATTATTAGGACCCTTTTCTTTTGGTTCCTCAATGTCTCTAAGTTTTTTCTGTAGGTCTAATAATTTATCTGTGGCATCAGCCACATTCTTAATTAGTTGGCCAGTAACTTCATAAGCTCTCGCAGAACCAGTCTCTTGTGAGATTTCCATAATCCCATCAATAGCTTCCTGGCCCTTTTCGATTAACGAATACAATTGACCTCGTGTGTATTCGTAATCTCTACTTAGGTCTGGTTTTTCTTCCTTTTGTTTTTTGACTGGTACATCGCCGCTAGCAGGGGCAATCTCACTGCATCCATCATCCGTAATAATTTCAAGTGCTTTCCCGATATCATCAAACGCCATTGTTGTTCCTCAGAATTAAACATCAGTACCTTGCGACGGTGAATATTCTTTGTAATCTTCATAGAAAGATGTCATTTCGTTAAATCCGAAATCATCTCCATCAAGAATCAGAGCATCATCCCCAGTCAGAGGCAGATCGGGTGTTCTAGTTCCACTAATAATATCTATAGTAGATCCAGAAGCATGGTCAGTGACTGCTGTTCCATCAACACCGCGATACACGGTGATGTTATTGCCTGTGATGGAGCGTATTTGCATATTTTCAGAACCAATAACAATGTAATCGTCAACTGTAAATCCTGACGCATTGTTAACAGTAAACGTGGTTTCCTCTGCAGAGAAGGCCCCATTCAGTGTTCCTGTATTGTCATCATTGTAATCTTTAATTGCACGAGGAGTTGCACGATAACGTACTTCTCTTCTTGCACGAACTCTATCAGTGTCAGTTAGATAATCAACCTGAACCTTCTTGATAAGACCGTCTGGTGTATCTGCAATTGCACCAAACATGTAAGTCTTGGCCGTGAATGTCATTGTCGTGATCATTGCACGACGATTGTCAAAGTTGCCTTCATAATCATCCGACATATTGATGTTCTCAAGTACAATGGGAACATCTCTCTTTTCACCGATACTATCAACCAAATTAATAGTTACATTAAATGCTGGTTGAAAATATGGAAGAATTTGTTCAACAATTTGAAGCATGTCATCGTTTGTTTTGGTCGCAATACTCAACTGGAAAGCAACATTATATGGAACAGGCATGTAAACCTTTCTTGGAGAGGTTGATCCTGTTACACTCTTGAACGTTTGTGTGACGGTTGCTTTTCTAGTAGGATCATATGTAATACCTGTCATTTCAAATGACAGTCGAGGGAGAGTGATTGCAGGTCTTCCTCTTAAGTTTGGTTGTTGATCAATTTTGGCCAGGAACTTTTGAATAGGACCATAGGCCATAGGCACTTTCATCCTGTTCTCATATTCACCAGCATCGTTCTTCTGACGAATCTCGATGTTGTTGAAGAGAGTACCAAAACCAATGACGGTTCTTCTCAGGATTTGATGATAAAAGTATGTGCCTACCATGATCTTTTATAATTATCTAGCTATTTAGAATGTACCAAAAGGATTGGTCTCGGTCCAGTCAACAATGCCATCTACATCAGTGGCTGCATCTTGTATTTCGGTATTTGATTCAAACGCATCGACCCCAGTAGAATCATTGTGTTCATATGAAATAGACTTGAGGGAATATTTTCCAGTAACGTGTGAAGTGTCAGCAGCTCCAACTGTGGTCGCTGATCCAACGATTGTTTCTCCCAGTCTAAAATCACCCGCAACACTATAAATCTTGAGTACCTTGGTACTTGCATCCCATTCCTTGACAAGTGCGGTTGCAAGACCTGCCTGACCCGTTACAATCTCATTATAGATGTAGTCACCAGTGTTTATGCCCAAGGCAGGAGAGGAGAACGTAACGGTTAGTTTCGTTGTGTAACCAGCACCCACATTGGTTATGTTCACTGAGGTTACTACACCAACACTGTTGATAAGTGCTGTGGCGGCCGCTGTTCCGATTCCGCCACTCAGAGAAACTGTTGGGGCCTCGGTATAACCTAGTCCAGGATTTGTAATAGTAACTCCCGTTATGATACCTGTAGTTGCATTGATGAATGCAGTCGCAGTTGCAGTAGTTCCTATTCCAGCACCTATGGAACTAGGGCCAGTTATAGTGAGAGTTGGTGCAGTAAGGTATGCAACACCTGCAAAATCAATGGAGAGTGAATTGACTGTACTACCAACTCCAACACCTGCGGTTATAATTCCAGCTCTAAATCCTGATGGGTTGGAGAATGTCAGTGAAGGGGCAACTGTATATCCAATACCAGGATCAGTTATACTAATACTTGTAACCGTTCCAAGGCCTGCAGTGGAGAATCCAACCAGAGCTGTTGCACGCCTCGTCTGATCTGGATTATCGATACTGATACTGGGTGCGGTTGTATAACCGAATCCAGCATTAGTAAATCTAATATCCGTTATAGATCCACTAGTGCCAACCACTGCGACAGCTGTAGCATTTGCGGTTGCAACTCCAACAGGAGAAGTTGTAATAGCCACATTTGGAGTTACAATGTAACCTCTTCCACCAACAAGACCACTACCAGAAGTCAGAGACGCATATACTGATCCAACAGTTGCGATTCCAGCTCTGGCCTTAGCGCCACTTCCAGACGTACTGACAAATGTTACTGTAGGTGGAGTTGTATAACCAAAACCAGGATTTACAATTTTAACCGATTGTACGGAGTAAGTTGTTTGACCAGCACCAACAGTTCCTATAGCAACAGCAGTGGCATTTGCAAGAACATCACCATTTGGCGATGTTGATATTGCAACTGTTGGTACGGTTGCGTATCCATACCCATCGTTCTCAAGAAAAATTTCATTTACAGATCCGTTTGACAACTGACCAATTGCTGTGGCCGTTACTGATTGTGATGCCAGATTAAGTGTAACAACATATCCAATATCTTTTACATTGTCGTCAATATATTCGATACCAGTATCAATAACTTCTTGTTCATATTCAAACAACTCACATCTCAATTCATAAACATAAGTTTTTCCTAGTTGATAAAATGGATTCTCATGTTCTACAAATTTAATTTCAAACAGGCTATCTGTAAGTGGAAAATAGACCAAATCTCCTTCCATTGGTCTAATTGCAATTCCATCATCAGGATCTGCTCTACGTTGATCTTCACTCTCATCAATGTTCGACATTATGTCGGCAATATAATCCTCAAATCTTTCTTTAGATATGATGAAGGTGGATTCGTCTGTAACTCTAATACCAAATTTTGTCATCAAGTCTCCAGATCCCTGGAATCCTTGAACATTGGCTACATACGCTTCAATTGGATATGTGTCATTGAATCTAGAGAGAACATTTTCTCTCATTATAGAATCGGTTCCAAAATATTTTCGAGGCATATAATATACCTCTTGGCCATACATCCTCAGATGTTCATTGACCAAATCTTGCACCAGCCTCTGCTCGCTGGCAACTTCTTGTCTAAAGAAAGGATTTAGAGCCATTATCCGATCATGTCGAGGGGTGGAAGTTCATAATCAAAGGACATGCGTTGTTGTAACTCCGCAAGTTCTCTAACTGCATCATCATATAATTGTCTTCCATTGAGAGTTATACCGCCAGGTAGTTGTACTCCTTGGAACTTCATCAAGTTTTGACCCCACTGACGTTTAATCAGAGATGTCAAATATTTCTTAAGGAAACTATCATTATATACTTCAGCATAAGTAGAAGGATCTAAAAGTCTATAACAATCAATTACAAGATAATCTCCTGCAGTTTGAGAGGCCCAATCCATATCAATGTATAGTCGATTGCCTCTCTTATTGAATCTTACTTTTTTATCTGGACTTACCAAGAATTGAATGGTCTCCAAATATGATTTAACCATCGTATAGTTCAGAAGTTCAACTGAACTAAAATTATAAACATCATTCAGGAAAATCTGATATGAAATACTGAACATGTTTTGAGAAATGGTATTGTCATCAAATCTGAAAATACCTTGAACACCCATGATGTGTTCTGGAATCTCAATGTAATTTCTTGCTTCTGTGTATTCTGTCTTTGTT